GCATCACTTTGCACATGGAATTTATACTCTACCTATTCGGTTGTTGTCTTCTTTTTGCAGGCAACACACGCGTAGTTGGCTTGCCCACTTTTGTGGTTGGACTTCCTTTTTGAAGTAAACAATCCTTAGTTTAGGTTTTCTATTGATCTCTCAAATTTTGGCTATATTTCTGCTGGTCACACTTTAATGCTGATCGTGCGAAGAAATGAAGTTCTTAGAAGAACCTGTCAAGAGTGTAATGAACTTATTCATTCCCATAGTTCTCTCAGCGTTGGATTATATGGTAGTACCAGCAATCCAGTGGGTTAAAATTGAGCGTTAAGATAGTCCTACATTGCCTCGCATATGCGGTGTGGGCTTATGAATTCCCTGGACTAGATGGATTCTGATTCCACCTCTATTGGTTTTAGAGTTCTTGTGAATATGATTTTGAAGTTGACTCCAGTTAGGGAAATATGCGGTTGCCGTTATGTCACAATTTACTTTTTCCGTTAAACAGCACCTGTGTGTGGAGGGACATCAAAAATTGTCTCCCCAAACCAGGTCAAAAATCCCCCTACATTCTGCGATCCTTGATCGCATGGTTACCACCTCACACATCTGCACGCTGTGCGACAAATCTCACAAATCTGTCAAAGCACGGATCCAACATTTGGCTAATACCCGTTGCAAGGCGAAAGTCGAATGTCTGTGTGGGATGAGAATTCAATGGAAAGAAGCTAGCGCTCACCTTCAAGGTTGCACTTGGCTCTTTCCTCATATGTGTAAGGAATTATTGTGCCAAGATATTCGTTTTAAGACTCTTGAATCTTTTTGCGCTCATGTTTGGTGCGCACACGGACAAAGTAAGAAGGACATTGACCCCTTGGCTTTTCTGAATCCAATTCGAGCTCAGATTGCCACTCGATTCGAACATATGCAAGTTAATCAGCTTGTAGATAAAACGCGAAATAACACCCTTAGGCGTTTTATACTCAAGCAACTTGTTCTCGAATCGAATTATGCCGCTAAAAATTCTAAGTTTTTGAGCGTCATCAAACAACATGGCATCAAAACTATCCCTCTTTTTACATCTACAGAGGGACGGCTTACCACTGGCACAATTCGAACTGCTGATGGTACATTTACTGTTAAACTTAACGTTCGTGACAAGGATTATACTTCTCTAATCACGCGTCTTCGTCCCCTTAGTATTGTTAAAACTCAAGCGTTATTTGACGTTGGAGTTAATCACAGGATTGATGGGATGCAAGAAATGATCACTGCGTGTCAGGGAATGCTCCAGGGTCTTGGAATTGTTGCCCAATCACTCATTCAGCGATGTATTTCACTGTGTTGTAAGATTTTCGTGGCCCTTCGCCTTGGTATGTCTGATCCTAAATCACTTTTCGCACTCTTTGTGGACATGTTGTGCTCCTTTAACGTCACTTCTGCTTTAGCATTTAGTGCGTGGGAGTATATCAAAAATCATATGTCCTCTTTGTTTGCACTCATCTCTCCTGCACCACGCGCGCAGATCGGGGTTGACCTCTTGACGAGTCTTGTTACTGTTGTTGCCGTTTGCTTTGGCACAGTTATCCTTTCTCGAATACCCAAGGATAGTGAGGTTTCATCCATGATGAAATCAGTTACTAGTCTTGGTCAAGCTGTTCGTGGAACTTCCATGGCGTTTGAAGGTATTGGGAAAGTCGTTGGTAAGGTCGTCTCTAACATCTTTCACATCAAGTATGGTGTTCCAACTGAGATTTCGGAGCTCGAAGTTTTCATGTCTGGAATCCAACAATGGTTTATTGACGTTCAACAACTCATAGAACTTGGAACGTTTGATCGTCTCGATCGTGAACCAGCCCTGTGTGCTCGCGTCCAGGAACTTTATCGCCAAGGGTTTCAATTCAATCAACAGGCTTCAGCGCTTAAGCTCGACCGCCATGTTTTACAGCCTTTCAATGTTCATTGGCAGGCTCTGCGAAAGTATTATGACAAAGCGGGATCCTCGAGCGCATTTACAAGTGGACCTCGACATGAACCTCTCGTTATCTACATGTCTGGCGAATCTGGTCAAGGCAAATCTGGATTAATGTATTGCTTGGCCACAGAATTGCTCAAGATCGATGGAATTCCTCGCGATGTTAAGGGCGTCCCTGACGTTACTCAAGAAATATACACTCGAACAGTGGAGAATGAGTTTTGGGACGGCTATAAGAATCAGCGAATTTGTCTTTTCGATGATATTTTCCAGATGATTGATACACCTGCTAATCCCAATATGGAGATTATGGAAATTATCCGCACTGGAAACCTAACTAAGTTGCCTCTTCACATGGCTGAACTTTCTGATAAGGGTGCTACATGTTTTAATTCAAAGGTTGTTATTTGCACATCAAATACGCCTATTCATAACTACTGTCCCCAATCTATCACTGATGTGATTGCACTCAAGCGACGTGTTGACTTGAATGTGACTGTTCGTGCCCTTGCAGAATATTGTTCTACCAGAAATGAAAGAGTTGGAATTAATCCACAATTCCTGGATCCTGAAAAAGTTTATAAGAAATTTGGAACGCATACGAACGAAAATGTGTATGCGATTCGACTTGAGGACCCCTTGACCGGAGATGTTATCAAGGTCGATGGCCAAACTTGGATTTCATATCGTCAGTTTATCGCTATCGCCAATAAAAGATACACCCAAAAATTCCGGCGATCTGCAGAGATGCATGAGTTTCTTGCGAAGCTCGCTGTGTCTCCACTTATCGGTGATGTAGACAAAGCGTATGAAGCCCAACCTTCAACGTCGTCCCAGCTACCTACTGCTCAAATCGGGCTGCCTCGGCTTCCACAATTCATTACAGATTATTGGAAACAACCTGAAGTTGAACCTGGTGAGTTTTCACAGACTGATTTCGATCGGAACACGGTTAGACTTAAGACCAAGAATGAATTGCTCTCGCTCTCTTCATTACAGATCGTTTCTGTCGTGAGTGAGATTGATAATTTGCGCTGCGTCTTCCCGACTCGATTCGTTGATGAAATTTACACGCATCGTGTTTCTCTTTCTCAGGAGGATAATGTCCCTCTTTGGAAGAGAATCGTGGGCGATCATCCTCATAATGTGTGGCATGCTTCTTCCCCTTCTGAACTTGCCTCTGCGGCTCGTTGCAGTGTTGTCACAGCCATCAATGTTACTCCACTTGTTGCAGCCGTGGTCCCAACCACACCTTCTGTTCTACTCACTACTCTCAAAGCGAGTGCGAACACTTTTACTATTATCTCTCGTGACTGGTTGGATAAGGTGCGCGCCATTGTTAATGAACATCCCTTAATTTGTGCTGCTGCCGCCATCGTTCCACTTCTTTTGTATGGCGCTTATCGGTGGTATGGAGGTGAGAAGAATGGGAAAGTGGACATGATCCATTCACAATTGGAAATTTCTACGCAGCGTGTGAAACATTCTCATGAGTGTCTCAAGTGTGCAAAACTTTTTGAACACACCCACGTTATTCAGGATGTCGCCGCAAGTATGAAAGATCTTCCAATTTGTGGCACATGTGCTCCCACAACTGAGGCTCTCTTTGATGAAGCGCAACAAGTTGTTGTCTTTTCTCGACGAGACGTACTTTCGACTGAAAGCGTAGACGTTAAGCCTATTTCCACCTTCTTTTCTGAAGAACAGATGGATTGCCTTAAAGAGAGTCGTGTGAGCGATTATATCTATGAAGAGCTCTCCACCTCTGGGGATCCGAAGACGAAGAAACGCACTATTCGAGTCCAGCTCACAACATCAGGTGATCCGAAAACTCTTCGAAAGAAGAAAATCACCGTTGAAGCTGAATTTCGAAGTGATCAAGGCGCTCATGAAGTCTCTGAAAAGGTGCGTAACAATGTGTACCAGATTGCAGTAGGTGACGGCGAGAACTTCCCTTCGTCACTGAAGATTGTCATCCTTGCCGGACGAATTGGACTTACTGTTGCCCATATAATTCCATATCTTGAGAAGAACTCTCATGTGAAACTTACTAGTTCTTCTATGCCCGATGGGTATATTTTCAAGGTGTCAGAATTAAAACATCATCAAGTCCTTGGGCGGGATGGCGTATCAAAGGATCAACTTCTGATCGAATTCCCTAAGCGGTTCCCACACCATCAGCAAATTCTTAAAAACGTCGCCTCGTCGGAGGATATGTCTATAAGTAAGCTTCCAGTTGTTCTCGTAAATCCTAGTTGTAAAAATCTTATCTATTTGAAGTACGGGATGGCTACGGCACATGATAAAACTCTGAAATATAACAATGAGAATGAGCAGGTGCTTAGCGTACGATCGTACTATTCGTATGAGTTTGAGACGGCTCCTGGGGACTGTGGAAGTGTGATGATCGGAATTGGACATGCTATCCAGCACAAGATTATGGCAATTCATATTGCAGGTAGTGTTGGTCGAGGATATGGGTCTCCTTTGAATCGATTGGATTTAGAGGAGGCTCTTGCAAAGTTTGAGGTTTCTGCTCAGATTCGTCTTGATTTGGACCCGATCTTGACTAAGCCGTCTTCTCAGATCGCTCTGCCTGAAGGAAATTTTGTACGTGTGGGACACCCCATCTACAGTGTTCCCCGGCCCCTCAAAACGAAGTTGCGCAAGAGTGCTGTTTTTGAACAAATTGCGAGGTCGACCACTGCACCTAGCGTTCTTGCCAGTTTCTGGAAGGATGATCAACATGTTGATCCTCTCCTGAAAGGTTTAAAGAAAGCCGGATCTTTGCCACCTCCGGTTGATCTCGACTTGTTGGACGCGTGTGTGAACGATGTTTCCCGCTTGTTGTCTGACAAAAGTGACCCTGACCATCGACGTCTTCTCACAAATTTCGAGGCTGTAGCCGGAATTGAGTTGGATGATTTTGCTCCTGGCATTACACGAACAACTTCTCCCGGTTTTCCTTTGGTGCGTGAAGGTAAAGGACCTGGAAAAGGCAAGCAAAAATGGCTCGGTACTGATGAATATCTTTTGCCGCCTGACATCGAAGCCGAAATGGAACGCATTGAACGAAATGCTGCTAGGGGTATCCGGACACCTACTATCTGGACCGACACCCTAAAAGATGAACGTCGTCCTCTTCAGAAGGTCGCAGATGCTAAGACGAGAGTTTTCTCTGCTGGACCAATGTGTTATACGTTGGTTTTTCGTAAATACTTTCTTGGCTTTGCTTCGCATTGCGCAAACAACCGCATTCACAATGAGATTGCGGTTGGCACGAATGTCTATTCGATGGATTGGCATTGTATCGCTGAACGCATGCAGAGCAAGGGTAAGAAAGTGATTGCTGGAGATTTCTCCAATTTTGACGGGACCCTTGTTAGTGAAATCCTATGGGCAATTCTTGACATCATCAATCAATTCTATGGTGATGGTGGGGAGAATGCGCTCATTCGAGAGGTCCTCTGGTGTGAGATCGTCAATTCTGTACATGTTTTTGACAGCTCCGTCTATATTTGGACGCATTCCCAACCTTCTGGTTGTCCTTTGACGGCGATTATTAATTCAATCTATAATTCGCTATCTATGCGTTACGTGTGGATGTTGGTTGTTCCTCCGGAATTGAAAAACATGCAAGCATTCCAACGTAACGTTGCAATGATTGCATACGGCGATGATAACATTGTTAACATCTCTGATAACGTCATCGGAATTTTTAATCAAGTCACCATTGCCGCCGGTTATGCGAAATTTGGGATGACGTACACCGATGAAGCCAAAAGTGGAGAACTTATTCCATTTCGGTCGCTCAGTGACATCAGCTTTCTTAAGCGAACGTTTCTCCGCGACCCAGCTGGAATGTACCGTGCCCCTCTTTCCTTGGAGACTGTACTTGAGATGACGAACTGGATTCGAGGGGACATGGATGAAGAGGCAAAAACATGCGAAAACATGGAAACTGCAGCTTTCGAGCTCAGTCTCCACCCAGACGCGGGGTTTCACCGTTGGATTCCACAATTTCGGGCCGCCGGAGGTACGCTCGAAATTCAACCGCAGCTCATGACCCTTTCAGAGTACAGGACTTCAGTTCTTCTGAAAATGCAGGGTCTGTGTGCTGCATCTTAAATCCTTCTCCAGGGGCTTGTTCTCATTCGCCGTACGAGACAAGCAGCAAAGCCCGATGGAAGGTTGCTTTTGCAAGTGGAGAATGGGCTTTTGCTCGTTCTATTGATTAATGTGTGCCACTCAAAATCCAGGCTATTAATCCGGCGCTTTAAAGTAAGAAGCTTGACTCAGCCTTACAAGTTAGTAAACTCAAGAAGTCGCTACAAACATCGAAAATCTGTCCCCTGATACCTTGGATACTCAACAAACTACTACTTTTGCCGATGACTCTACTTTGATGGAATACTCTAAACCCATGATTTCTAAAGATTTACAGTGGTTATCAATGGGAGATGAATCTAGAATGCACTCTATTAAAGACATTTTATCTCGTCCTGTATTGATTAAGCAAGGCGAATTTATCAGTACTCCTCTTTCCGCTGAATTGGGTGGTTTTAAGTTTAAATTTCCTGACGTTATTCTCCAGAAATCTCCAAATGTCGTAGACAAGCTCAACTATTTTGCCTATTTTCGTGCCAATGTGTGTGTCCGTCTCTTGATAAACGCTACTCCATTTATGAGTGGTCGTTATTGGATGTTCTTTGCACCTTTTGATTCAACCTGTAATCGTCAGGCTATGGCTAAGCTGGGCACTTCGTTTACTCCGGGAACAGATATTTACTTTCCTAACGTTACTGGTTATCCCGGCGTTGAAATCGATCTAGCTTCTAATTCCCCTGCTCAGATAAAAATTCCCTATTGTGCTCCACTGTCTCACTATAATTTAGTAAGTACTCGAGGTAGTATGGGTGAATGTTTTATTGTCCCGTTAAACCTCATTAAGGACGGTTCCTCCTCCATTCCCGCTGGCAGCGGCGCTTCTTATTCCGTCTATGCTTGGTTTGAAGATATTGATCTTGCTATGCCTACATCTGCTCCTGTTACTGTTCCTACTCTTGATTCACTTCCTCGTGCCCAGATTGGTTCTGAGGAATCAGCTACCACTTCTAAACCTATTAGTGAGGTTGCTAACGGTGTTGCTACCACTGCTCGTCTAATGAGCGACGTTCCTGTATTTGGTCCTGCAGCTCGGGTTGTCGATTGGGTTTCAACAGCTGTTTCAGGCGCTGCTTCAACCTTTGGTTGGAACAAACCCACTGATATGGCAAAGTTGGAGTCTTTTGCGCCAATTCCTGCTAAGGGATACACCAATGCTAACGGAATTGACAATTCAGTCAAACTTTCTGCGATGCCAGATAATGGATTAACTTACTCTGATAGCGTATTTTCTAGTAAAGTTGACGAAATGGACATTACGTATATAGCTAAGAAATCTAGCATTTTTACAGATACTATTACTTGGAGTTCTGGAGCGCTGCCTGAAGCTATCCTCAATCAGTTTCCTGTTGCCCCTGGAATACTTAATAATAAATATGTAGGAAATCCAACAAACATTGTATATCCCACTACTTTAGGATATTTGGCTTCAATGTTTTCTTTCTGGCGTGGGGGTTTGACTTATCGGCTGACTGTTGCAAAGACCGCTTTCCATACAGGCCGACTTAGGATCACTTATCATGCTGGAATCAGCTCTGGAGCTTCTGTTAATTCTACATTTCAGAACGCGTATAATTGGGTTTTAGATTTGTCTGTTTCTTCGGAGATTTCTTTCACGGTTCCTTATGTGTCCAACGTTCCTTGGAAGCATGTTGTGGTTGGTAAGGAGTCTGACTTTGCAGGTAAAGAACCCACAATGACTGGATTTATAACTATCGAGGTTCTTACTGCTTTGCGCCGTGCGAGCGATTCTGTTGCTGCTAGTGTGCCCATCAATATCTGGATTAGTGGAGCTGATGATATTGCTTTTGCCGTTCCGAATTTCGGTGACTATGCCGTGTACTCTTACCCAGTTGCTCCTACTTCACTCGATGATGAAGACTTGCCTCGTGCTCAGATTTTTAATCAAACTACTTCTGCCACTTCTCATAATGAACAAGTTCAAGATGATAGTGTTAAGGTTTTTGAAGCTCCTCCTCTTAGTCTTACTGGTTTTGAGCAGTTGTCTATCGGAGAGAAAATTACAAATTTGCGACAGGTAATTAAGAGATTTTGCATTATGAATTACTCGGTTCCTTTTCCATATATGGACGCAGCAACTGGAGCGTACATTGGTGGTTTGGACCATTCTTCTTCTACATATCTTTTTAATCAAATTACTTTGGACCCTGCCTATTTCGGCGAAGCTACTGATATTTATAATGATTTTCAATCTATTTCATTTCCTACTACTAGATCCTCCGTTACTGGCGCAATTTCCACTCTTGATTACACTGCTATGATACGTTTTAAATCCATGCATCCGCTTTATCGTGTTTCTTATTTGTTTAGATTTTATAGAGGAGGGTTGCGCTATAAAGTAGTTTCAATTCCCTCTCTCGCAACACAATGTACTACCCAAGGATTTGCCGTTTCTACTGATGCTGTAGCGCACGACTACACCAATGTCATAGATGGAGTTAATGTGCGTCCAACTCGCTCTGCCTTGCCAACTTTCGCTGTTCGAGATCATGCTATAGTTGATAATGGAGTAGTGGCGCGACCCGTTATGGATACTTTTCTTACTCTCAATAATATGCAACGTTTCGAACATTTAGCCGCTTCCGACTTGAATAATGTTTTAGAGTTTGAAGTCCCTTATTATAATTCCATCCCCATTTCTGTCGTTACCGAAGGTAATCTTGGAAATGCGGATGGTCCCTTAGTTCGTAGAAATAAAGTATATCTCCGTCGTTCTCATGATCCTACTGGGTTAGATACACCTATAACTGACTTCCAAGAAGAACGTTATGGGCCAGTTATACGTCCCAAACTTTCTACAGCTACAACTTCTGGGGGTGTTACTCGTGCAACTTTTGGCGGTGCTTATGTTTATCAAGCAGCCGCTGACGACTTTTCTTTTGGTTATTTAGTCGGTCCCCCAGCTCTTTATAAAATACCATACGATTAATTTACTATAAGCTTGCTTAATGCTAGGCTAGCCGCGTAGTTGATACTTTATCTATCCGAAAGGGTGGTCACCTTGTGATAACAAGCAAGGTCCTGATTGTAACAACAGTCAAATAAAATGAACCACCACGGGTGGATGTAGTTAAATTTGAACAGCAATCAGGTTCAGCCCTTTCGGTTAAAATTATCCTATTTCTCTGTTCAGGTTTAAGCCCCCTGTTTATATCTATATGATTTTTCTTATGATTTGCAATATG